CGCTCAAAAGCCTCTTCGATGTAATCGCTTACATCAAGCTCAAAATCTGTGGAACCTGACGTGGTCATTTTTTAGACCTCTCATATGTCATAGTCTTCCACCCCTTCTGAATACAGATTGTCAAATGTTACATTAGGATCTGTATAGCTACTATGGCCTTCTGCAGAGTGTATGTGCTGAGAAGGTCTGAAATCCGGTGCCCCTTCCCCGGTGTTCCACAAAGCAGGCGACGTGGCACGAGCGCGGTTATTGGGCAACGCAACTATATTACCCTCCCACGGCCCGTCTGTCAGATATAAAAGGTGGCTCTGCTTATGCTGATCGGGGGAGTCGGCAATGCTGTTGCCGGTGTAATCCACCGTCAAAATGTAACGAGCTTCATGGAACTCATGATCTATTTTGGCAATCCACGGGCTAGAACTAACCCGATCAAGCACCACAACGCTGTGGTCACGGGCTTCACAGTCCCAAGGCTGACAAAGATGATCTTCCATTCGCTCTGGCCACGACTCTATTTGCCTGTCTGCCACTAGGGCTTGGATAGGCATCCGTGCCCACATCGCCCCTCCATGGACGTTTTCTTCTACCCCGTCGGAACTACATGTTATGCCGGTAAAGACGACCTGAAAGCTTAAAGACCTGTCTGGTATGGTATTAACAGCAATTGCAAGAGCGTGTAAAAACTCCCCATGATATCGCTCATGGTTACACGTAAACTCTTTGCGTACCCAACATTTAAAATATGGGATATTGCTGATTACATACGCCACTTTAGGGTCTTGGCTTAGGCTTAGGTGGCTTTACTGAGCCGCCTTTGGCTTTCTTGATTGCGCCGCCTTCGCTCATAAAGCCCATTTTGTTTCGCACTTTTTTAGGCAACATGCGGGCCCCTTTATTAGGCGCGGGCTTTAGCTTTTTACGACCACCAGACTCATCTGGAGTGATTCGGGTGCCTTGTTTTTTGCCTTTTTGCAACTTAAGCGCACCACCATCTTGATACTTACCAACAGGGGTAGTGGGGTCACCACCGTTTTTCATGCCGGGCGGCTCCATCATTGCACCACCTTTAGATTTTTTAACGGCAGTACCTTTAGCTTTTTTGCCCGCCTTAGCTTTAGCTGGTTTGCGTCCGGGCTGACCCATTCCAAGATTTACTCTACTTCCAGGCATCTTACGCCTCCTATGTGTAACGGGTGCGTTTTCGACGATTAGGCATCACCGCACCACACCCCCTATGGTTTTTACGAATCTCTCCACCGTTGGCCGCTTTTCGGACTTTGGCCGCTTTTGTATTAGCCACAACTTTCTTCCCTTTAGCGCCCTCTCGTTTCTTTTTACGTGCTGTAGCTGCACGTTCTGCTTTGCTTAAACTACGTGCCTTTGCCTCGGGCAAACACCTGTCAGGCATTTTTTTGTTTTTGGAGGTGCCACATTCACCGACAATGTTGCCCTCCGTATCAATTCGGACCCATTTTTTGTCCAACCAATCCTGTAGCTCGCCCATTAACGTTTTTTCCGGGCTGTTTTTGCTTTAGGTAAGGTTTTTTCAATCATTGCAGCTTGTGCGGCATGGGTCTTTGACGCTTTTTTTAACGCAGCAATCATTTTTTTCTTCTGTGCAAGGGTTAGTTCTGCCATTTCACACCTCTACCGACCTTTTCGCTTGCCGCCCTTGGCTTTTTTGGCGTAGTTAGGGTCTTTACAGTATTTACTTGCCGCTAAATTAGCATAAGCCGAAGGGTATGTATCAAAAGTTCGCTTTGCCCACGCTTTACCCTCCGGGCATATTTTGCTCCCCTTACTTTTCTTGGAAGCCCCACCGCCTTTTCGCATGTATGTAACTTGAACTTTTGCTTTTTTTGGGCCTGTTCTAACCCTAGAGCCGTTGTTTTGCATACCTCACCCCAATAATTTTGCCGCAAAAGGAGTAACAATAATAAGGACAGCTAAACCCCACACCTTTAGATCCAAACGTTCTAAAGACGTAGAGTTTTTAGATATTAACTCTTTTTGATCTTCTAACCGCTCTTCAATCCGTGCATATCGCAGATTGCACTCTGCTTCATGACGCTCTATTCGGGAAAGAATTTCTTGGAAATCCATCTTCACCAAGCCTTACAAGACCAATAACGAGCAGTAAACTTGTCTTTTGCCGTATCACAATTGTGACGTGCTCTAAAATTGCTTCTACGCCCCGGTTGCGATTTTTTAATCGACATGTTTGGATCGCCAAAGCGAACAAGCTTTACTTCATTGCCTTTTTTGGCCAAAACAGCACTTTTCTTTGATTTACCGGGGGTCTTTTTTGGCTTGTTATAGCCTGAAAAAGTCTCACCCCGGTACTTCAAACGACCTGAAGGTAGTCTTGTAACATCCTTGGTAGTAGCCATATCAAGCAAACTTCTTCCGCATGTACAAAATAATCGTGTAAGTGTCAGCACTGCTATGGCCCACAGTAGTAAAGGCCACGTCTCCAGTTTTTCCGCTACCTGCATTGTTTGTCAGGCCACCAAACGACGTGTAGTCATGGTCACCGCTTTGGTTTTCACCAAGCTCTATACAAAAAGCATCTGAAGTAGCGTCAAAAAGAATTTTGACCTTCATGCCTATGCACTGCCACCAAATTCGTTCAATAACGACTTCGTTGCAAGTGTCACCGTCTGCACTAGCTGCCAAAGCAGAAACATCTACTTTTACAACCGCACTTTCACCCGTTCCATCCGAAACGTTCGTGAACTTCATGACGGCATGTTTGGGGCCATCGATTAGCGTTTGTGACGTTACTGCATCAGCCATAAAAACCTCCAAAAACGGGGGCCAAGACCCCCTCTTAGATTATTGATCAGCAAACGCGGGGGCTGTTGCGCCCGTCACAGTGCCAAAAATCTGATAATTGGTGGTGTTCAGGCCAACGATAGTTACGTCAAAACCAGCAGGGACATTTATCTGAATACTGCTGTTTGAGTTACCGTCAGAAAACACTGCGCTGACTTCATTGTCTGTATCCAAGAAAGTCACGCCGCCTATGTAGAAGTTGGTGTTTCCTGGGGTAACGATAAGCGCATCCGTGCCGTCTGCCGCACCGCCCGCGTAAACAAACCGAAACACTGATCCCGCAATAGGCGCAGGCAGAGTGTAGGTGTTGTCTTGACCACCGTCTGGAACAAGAAGAATCCTGCCACTGTGAGTCGCATTAGTGAGCGTTACATTACCGTCAGCAAGGCTTACAGGGCCGTCACCAAGAGTAGAAACCTCTGTGATGGTGCCCGTGGTAGCGTTCTTGCTTACGGTTTTAAAGGTGCTTTCGGAACGCACGGGTCCCGAGAAAGTAGAATTAGCCATGTCTGTCTCCTGTCTTGGCTGGTGTCTAATGTTCCACGTGGAACAATTAGTCAGGAAAAAGCCGCCCGAAGGCGGCTCTAGTTTTTAAGCACCGGGGGTGCCAAACACACAACGCCAGTCAGAAACTCCAAAACTGTAACGCTCACGCGCCTTGAAGCGCATGTTGCCAGTGTCAAAGTCACCTTCCATGGCAGTCTTGATCGGGCTACGGTTAAACAACTTGAAACCGTTAGGTGCATCCGTCTTGATGAAGAATGCATCTGTATCGGTCAAAAAGTGGTTTACAACAGCGCCGTCAGGGAGCATTCCCATAGACTTCAATGCGTTGGTGTCGTTGTCCGCTGTTCCCGAGCGAAGGTTAGAGTTGATAACTCTTTCTGCAATAAATTGCAGTTCTTTCGGGATAATCAGCTTCATGCCACGAACAGCAATCTTCAAGCCACGCTCATCGGTGAAGCCTGCGATATCAATCATCATCTGCTCCAGCGAAGTCTCATTGAGATCCGCAGCAGTAGACAGAAGGTTTCGCTGGTTACCCGACAGAGACGGGTGAGCGGCTGAACACAAAGCAGCACCGTCCCCTACGGGGAAAGTGGTATCAAAAGCATTGTTCAGGATAGACGCTGCTTTGATCTGCTTGGTTTGTGACATAGATCGTGCCAAAGCACGGGTGTAGCGAGACGCCAGACGATCATAAAGATTGTCTTCAATTGCCTCTTCAGTGATGCTGAAGGCAAGAGCAATTGTCTCGTGCGTATAACGTGCAGTAAAAGTCTCCTGCGCGTCATCAAACGAGATTGCACCACCTTCTGACTTAACCGGCGCAGTGCCGAAGCCAGACAGCATTACCTCTTCTTCAAAAGCACGGTCTGAGGTTTCTTCTTCAAAGATCTCAGAATGCTCTTGCTCGTAGCGATCATACTCAAGGCCGAAGAGAGCATTCAGTCCGGGCTCAAGCTCCTTCGCCAGTTGTGCGCGAGAAATAGCCATTACTCAATCTCCCTTAAATACCAGTAGAGTCAGCAGTCGTCTGAGACGCTGAAGCTGACGCTGGCGAGTTGAAGTGGAAGTTAAACCGAACTACAAAGTTCACTCCCGCCGCATCATAGTCAAGGTTGGCCACATCTGTGGTCAGCCCGACAATACGCATAAACAGCGTTGCTGTTGTAGCTGCGGTAGAAATGTCTAGTTCAGCAGTGGATCGGCCTGTGTTGGTAGACCCTGAAGTACCATTTGCCAAGGAGCAGTTGGAGAAAACATCGGCCAACGCGGTTGCCCGGTTGGTAACGCTTTCATCAGCGGCGACCATGAACAGTTGGTTAGGGTTATCAGCAACAAAAGCTTTAACAGGGAAGTTAGTGTCTACACTAACGTTGTTAGAGCCGGGCCAATAGTTTTTGAAAACGGTCTTCTTGCTAGAGCTATCAACGTACTCTACGCCCATTAGGACTCCAAGAGCGGGGACCGTACCACCGTTAGCTGCGCCAACAATATCAATCACACCAGCAGCCAACGGGATCACCGCAGAATACTGGTAGATGGCATTGGTGTTGTCATTCGCAATCTCGTATTGCGTAACACCTGTGGTATTAGCACTCGCGCCATTAAGGCCAATAGGACGAAGACCAAAGGCAGTATCTTGATTTGCCATCGATTAGTTCCTCGTTCAGTGCGGCCCTATTTCTTGGGGCCGCCAAAAGTTACACGACTTTGACGCTCGGGTTTACCGATTGTCATAGTTGGATGAGCGTTTTCTCGCAACATATCACTCTCAACAGCTTCGATCTGGTCCGCGTTACGTTGAGCAAAATACTCAGCGCGTTCCTGCACTGTTTCAACTGGTATCCGTGCGAGCATCAATCCACCCACGCCAAACACACCCTCATATCTACCTGATTCAATTACCGGGGACTCAAAATCGGGGTATTCGTCTTGCCGTACTAGCTCATAGCCTTCCCGCAATCTTGCTGAAATGTTTTTCGTGTCATCAAAGCCACGAACTTCAGCACGAATCCAACGATGTTTAAACCCTTCTGGTGCAGGCGGTGCGTCCAACATGGACGGGGGAGCCCAAGGCTTACGAGTTCCTTGTTTTTCCCGTGACGCTGCATTACGTGAGGCGCGTTTAATGCCTTCAAAGCCTTTTTTCTCTTCCGACATGTCCATCACTCCTTCACGTACTTCGCGTATTCTTCAAGCGGCACTCCCAACTTTTTAGCAATGGCAACTTGGGTCTGGGAGAGTCGAACCCTTTTGCCGCGCCCAGATGAACTGGAGCGTGAAACGCCAGCCACAGCCTGAGTAGGTCTACGACTAGCTGATTGCTCTTCTCCAAATTTATGCGGAAACTCCCGCTTAATTCTGGAATCTAGCTCAGTATAATAGTCATCACTCTGAGGATCAAATCCTTCATCCTCAATCAATTTTTTATGTATTCCAAACGCGGCAAACGTCATTGCCTCGTCTTGACCAAACCAAGCGTTACGGCCCGCCCAATCTTCGGCTTTAGCATCAGGTCTAATCGGTTGTTGAGGCTGTTGAGGCTGTTGATAAGCTTGTGGTTGTTGATATTGCGGGTCTTGTGCCGTCTGTTGGTAAGCTTGCGCTTGCCGTTGCGCGGCAGAATAGTTGTTTGCGGCCACAGAAACGTCTGTAAGGGCTTTTTGTGCGGCGACGGTGCCGTCCGCGTCTCCAAGCTCTACCGCACGTTTTAGAGCCGCCTCTGCTTGCTGTTGCTGTAACGCCAAGCGGTTGCCATATTCAGACATGTACCCTTGGTCTAAATTTTCCATTCGTTGACGAAGCTGTTGAGCCTCGTTTTGGACATTTTTGGCGTAAACCAGAGCTTCTTCTCGTTCCCGCTCTGCGTCTCGCATTTTTTTAGTCAGACGGTTGATGCGTTTTTGCACAGATTCACTGTACTGCTCCATTTCCGCCTCTGCCCCTGGAGCCGAGTCTTCTGAAACAGAGACTTCCGCGACTTCTTGAGTGCTTTCTTCTTCCGAAGCAGGGACTTCTACCTCTGTTTCCTCTGCATCACCCACTTCTAGCTCAAATTGAGCGTTTTCCGCAGCATTTGCCATGCTGATTACCCTCCTTACAGACTAAGAATATCTTCGGGATCGTCAATGACCGCAAGAATCTCATCATCATTCAAGATCCTGCACTCGCCACCCTCTATACGGAACCGAGAACCCGCATAACGAGCAAAAATAACCCATTGTTTTTCTTGGCACCACGGCCCGTCTGGGAATTTTTCCTCGTCTTTGTAACAAAGAGAACCTTGCTTTACGACATACCCCACCACCGTTTGTATTTGGGTGTCATCTAACACTTTAGTGGGGATGTAAATGCCGCCATCTGTGGTTTCTTTACCACGATAGGGCAAAATAAGCATTCTCCACCCGGTAGGCGTGGGCATTCTGTCCAGCAAACTTTTATCCATAGCCGCTGGATCAAGAACTTTTGGTTGAGGGGCTTTGTATAAGCTTTTTATGCCTTCTTCAGCACTTTCAAGATCGACTGTTTCCGCTAAATCAGTCATTTAGTTGCTCCTGTTGTTCTAGCAGGCCCGAGAGTTCCTGTGCAATGTGGTTCAAAGCAGCTATTTCACCCATCAGGTGTTGGTACTGCTCCATCGATTTAACTTGGTTGTTTTCCAACAACTCTAAAACTTGGGTTCTTCTGTCTTTTATCAGCCTCTGAATAAACTGAACCAGTTGTAAAACGTCCAAGATGCGCTCCGTCTTAGATTATCGTATCTATATACCATTTTGTTATATACGATGCAAGCTAATACGTCCACATAACAGGAGTTGTGACTCTCATATCAACGTGAACAAACGTTTTTGCAACGCCTATTCCTGTAAAACCTACAAGAAAAGCTTCTTCTACAATCTTTCGGCGCTGAACACCATTTATCACAGCAATATCAGCGGCTAGTCCCGTCGTATGAATCCCAGGTTTTTCTTTAAGTTTTTCAACGCTGTGTGTGGAAGCCCTGTAACCGGATGTAACTATAAAAGGAAAGTCGCAACGCTCTCGCAACTCATCCAACTGCCCAACAAAACCGGTGTCTATGAAGTTGTCACCCGTCTCTGAACAAGCAAATTCATCCAAAGTAAAATATTTGTAGTTCACTCTTTTTTGCCTTGACCTAAAAACAAACCAAAAACGGCTGTCATAGCCCCAGTGCACACGGAAACCAAACCGGCCTGCTCAAAAGTAGGGTCAGAAAGTGTTGTAAACCAATGAATCACGTCCCACGTCGCCCAAGCCATCATCAAAACAAGCACACGGGGTACAACACGCCACTTGTCAAATGTCTCTGGCGTCATTTTTCACGCGCTATATTTTTGGTTTTTTCAAAGGTTCTAAGACCACCTAACCCGAGCATTCCGAGAAGCACGGTCAACAGGCTCTCCATCTCAAAGACAGGGAGGTCAGGGGTGTCAACACCAGCCACTGCAATCCCAAAAACAGCGAGAGGCTGGCCAACAAAGTGCCAAGCCAAAGCGACACCGCAAGTCCACCCAACAAATGGCCTCCAACCCGCGACAAATAACGATTTATGCGCTGCTTCAGCCTTATTAATTTCCAACTGGCCCTTGGCAAGCTCCTGCGCGTGTCGTTCAGACATGGTTGCAATTTCATGTGCGAGCCTCGCTTTTTCGTCAGCGTCCGGTATGAATTTGTCTAGTAGCCCTGTTACGGGGCCGATCAGAGCCTGTAGCATTAAAAAACGCCTCCGCCTCCACTCTGTGCCGTGTTTGTCATCGGCGCACCCGCATCCGCACGGAAAAGGGCACCTTGGTTTGGATCTGATGGCTGCACCGCCGGGGCGTACATGCCGCCCTGCTGTGGCATGGCTCCTGCGCCAACACTAAGAGTGCCGTCTGGGTTGGTAGTGCCCATCATGCCGCCGCCTTGAAGGGGATTGCCCGGAAGGGCCGCGATAGAAAAGCCGTTTCCAGCAGGGATTATTTCACCAGACGCCAGTCTTGTTTGCCTGTTAATCATAGGTTGCTGTGGTCTTTGGAAAAAAGGCATTGTCTGGGTGGCATAAGGGTTAAAGCCACCACCAAAGCCACCACCAAATGGCATCATTTGAAACGGAGGCTGAAATCTTTGGCCACCGAAGCCGCCACCGAAGGGTCTAGAAATAGGGAATCCTCCATACGGGTTGGGCCGTGGACCCCCTGTCATGGGCGGGGGCATTTGACCAAATTGCTGTCGGAATTGGCCAAAACGGTCCATCCCCATGCTGTACTGTTCTGGCGTCATTTGAGCTAATTGATTAAACATGCCAAAACCGCCGCCCATAGAAGGACCAAATTGCTGTCGGAATTGGCCAAAACGGTCCATCCCCATGCTGTATTGCTCTGGAGACATCATCGCCAACTGATTGAAAAAGGCTCCAATTCCACCAAACTGGTTGCCGCCAAATGGTCTTGGCGGTTGTGAAATTGGCGGCGGAGTCGGACCCCCTGTCATAGGAGGCGGAGGAGGTTCCGGAACCGGGAAAATATCGGGCGTAGGCGTGGGGATCGGTAAAGGCTCTCCTCTAATACCTCCTGTGCCCTCTAAAGGTGTACCTGCAAACGGGTCAATATCGGGTTTCTGGAAAGGACGGCTTAAAGTCTGCATGTCTCTTCCGGGAGGTCCCATGGGTCGAGGAGGAGGACGACGAACTAACTGTGAGCTAAACCTTGGGTCACGGTTAAATTGAAAAATGTATGGGTTTTGATTCGCTACCTGCCCGGTAGTCATGTTTGTTCCGGGGGCGGCCATGCGACCCCTCATCGGGTTAGCAAAGGGGGAGCTATATGCAATTTGCATAATTTATTACCTACGCGCTAGTAAAACGTGAGCCACGTAACGCGGCACCCATGCCTCGCTTCGTACCCGTGGTTACTTTGGCAAACATCGTATCTGGCGTTTTCTCTTCCTTAGCCGAAGCATATGGAATAGAACCCTGCCCTTGAATCTCTGCCTTGTTCACAGGGGCCGGTGGATTTTTTGGTGGAGCGCCATTTACTTTAACAGTCATCTCACTCTCCTTTTTTTAACAATTCACGTTGCAGAGCGGCATCAATACGTGCCTGCGTCTGACGCTCTTGACTAGCAAGCCTCTGCTGGAACTCAGTGGCCTTATTTTGCATACGTTGCTGGTCCAATTGCAACTCCGCTTGATCCATCTGAGCGTCCTGCTGCATCTTCTGCTGATCCATCTGAAGCTCTTGTTGCTTCAATTGTATCAAAGGATCAGGACCCTGTTGCCCTTGACCACTAACCTGTGCAGAAAGTTGCTTGAGCTTCTGGAACTCCTGTGCGTTGATCTGAGCAGTCATGGCCTCCAACTGAAGCTCTTGCTCGGGATTAAGGGGTTGACCCCCTGTTTGCTGAAGCATTTGCGCCGTAGCCATTTCCTGGGACTTTAGCTTCACATGTTCAATTACGTGCTTCTGTAACAAAATCGGTACTTGTGGGATAGATTGAAGCGTGGGCGCTGTGGCAAAGACCAAGTGCGTCATGATATGAGCATCGTGATCTTGGCCCTCAAATGCTTTCAACTGAACCATATCTAGCACATCGATATTTTCTTGCGCTGGATCTTTTGGTATCGGATCTTCCGAAGATGGGGCAATCAATATCTTGTCAATATCATTGACCCCCAACGCCTCATACATACGACGATACGCCTCGTGCATATCATGCATTTGCGGAGCTTGCATGGCCATCTCAAGCTGAGACTGCGCCATCGCTATACGTTGTGCCTGTGAAAAAGTATTTGGGTTGGAGACAGGTATAACATCTACCCGATCATCGAAATCTTCTCGCATGATCGTGCGGTCACCACCAGATACAGCATACGGGTACTCTTGCGGCAGATACTCCGACATCACCCGAGCCAACAGCCTGAACTCTTGCTTCATGCTGTAGTGCAGACGTTTGTGGACTGCACTCATGACCCGTGAGCCCTGTTCCAACAACGCCACTGTAGTGCCCACAGCAGCCTGTTGATTGCCGTCCCCTACCTTCATGTCGGTTATGGTGGCAAAACGCCGTCCTGCGTCCACCACGAAGCCCAGAAGCTGCATCAGGGTGCCGTCCGGCCCCTTGAAGGGCAAAGGCATCAAAGAATCACGAATCGCGCCACCCGGTGCGTCTACGTCTCTAAACTCACCCGGTTGCAAAGGCTCTTCATCGTCACGTACCCGCAGACCCCTAGCCTTGAAACCCGCAGGAAGATTGGACAAAGTGCCCGCATCAATAAGCTGACGCAACGCCGCGGTGGCCGTTCTGGACAAACCACCAATCGTGTGAATCAAACCAAGGCCATAAAACCCAAAACCCGGTAAAAACTTGTAGTGAACAAAATATTGTATCTTTTTCTTACGGTCATCATCTTCCCTGAAGTTGCGTCTAATTGACAGTATCTGACCGTTATCTTCGCTTATCGTGACGATATACGGGACTTTGATGCCCGTTGGCTCGCCATCTTCCCCCATGTCTTCAAAACCAGACAAGTCCAAATTGACGTGGCACTCCAAAAGAGTGCAGTCATAATCCAGATTACTGGGCTCCATGCCCTCTAACTTGTCCAACTCACCTGAAATCTGACCATCGTCAGACTGAGATGGAATAACAGAGATGTCTCTATAGAACCCCATGACCTGTCTAATCCGCAGATCATTCAAAGACATCTTCACAACCTGCGTGATGTTTTCACACGAATCAAGGTCCGTGGCCCCATAGGGCACCACAATGTCCTCTGCCGGGACAAACTTGCTTACCGCCCGGTCAATCGCCTCGTCAAAGTACACTTTCTTGAAAGTAGACCCTGCCAAAGGCAAGTAAAACAACATTTGATCAAACTCAGGCGTGTATTCGTCCATCACATTCGTGATGTAGTAGTTCATAAACTCTTTGACACGAAACGCCTGCGCTTCATTGCTCTTGGTCTTCTCACCCACAACAGCGGTGCGAACAGGACCAGAAGGCGGCAAAAGCTCGTTGAACGCCTGCGCCTGAAACTGCGTGGCAGCTTCTGCAAGTAAGGGGTGCGTTACACCCGTAGCGCCACGAAAAGGCATCGTGCGCTCTTCGTAGTTGTAGCCCAGAAGCTCCAAGCCCTTGGAATAAGCGTCCTCCCACTCGGAACGAGAGGATTTGTTAGACTCAAAGTCCTCCAGTAGTTTGGAAGAAAGGGCTCCAAGCTCCCGGTCATCTA